TTCTGCGGCGATGCCCTCGACCACGGCAGCTATCGCAACCTTCTCGGAGACGCGCGCGCCGCAATGGTCTTCACCGACCCGCCTTACAACGTGCCGATCGACGGCCACGTCTGCGGCTCCGGCAAAGTCCGCCATCGGGAATTCGCGATGGCGTCGGGGGAGATGTCGGAGGAGGCCTTCACCGCCTTCCTGAAAACCGTGGCGGAGAGGCTGGTCGAATTCAGTGCGGATGGATCGATGCATTTTCTCTGCATGGATTGGCGGCACCTCTTTGAGCTTATGTCGGCCTGCCGGGAGCCTTATGCCGAGTTCAAGAACCTCTGCGTCTGGGTCAAGGACAACGGCGGGATGGGGTCGCTCTACAGATCGCGGCACGAGCTGGTGGCCGTGTTCAAAGCCGGTACAGGCCCTCACGTCAACAATGTCGAGCTCGGCCGCCATGGGCGCTATCGCACCAATGTCTGGTCGTATCCTGGCGTCAACAGCTTCGGCAAAGGACGCATGACGGATCTCGAGGCGCATCCAACCGTGAAGCCGGTTGCGATGGTGGCGGATGCCATCATGGATTGCTCCAAAACCGGGGATCTCATCCTCGACCCCTTTGCCGGCTCCGGCACGATCTTTCTTGCCGCCGAACGATCCGGTCGCCGCGGCGCCGGGATCGAGATCGATCCGCATTACGTAGACGTCGCGATCCGGCGATTTCAGCAGGAAACCGGCGAGGCGGTCACGCTGGCCGCGTCCGGCGAGACATTCATCGCCGTCGAAAACATTCGCAATGCGGAGGACAGGGCATGACCAGGAAACGCAAAAAGTTGGATGCAGATTACGAGGTCGGCTACGGCAAACCGCCGAAAGCGACCCAGTTCAAAAAGGGGCAATCCGGCAATCCGAAGGGCCGGCCCAAGAAGTCCCGCAACTTTAAGACATTACTGCGAGAAGAGCTCGACACTTTGATAACGGTACGAGAGGGCAACATCGAAAAGCGGATAACAAAACGTAAAGCGATGGCCAAAAGCATCGTTCGGGACGCAGTAAACGGCGATTCTCGTAAACAACAATTTGTTGCAAAGCATGACGATGGAGCGGATGAACCGGAGCCGTTTCGCGTCACCGCCGAGGATGAGGCCGAACTCGACGCACTGCTCGCCAGCATGACGATAGGGGGCAATGATGAAGATGACCCGAAGTGATCTCGCTCTGCGCCTGTATCGCACCAATTTCGCGGCGTTCAATCGGTTTGCCTTCCGCGAGTTGCATCCTGGTCAGCAGCTGCACGACAACTGGCACATCAGCCTGATGGCCGACCGGCTCGAGCGCTGTGCCCGGGGCGAGATCAAGCGCCTGATCATTAACATTCCGCCGCGCAGCCTGAAATCGCATACGGCAAGCGTTGCGTTTCCGGCCTGGGTCCTCGGCCGCGATCCCACCAGGAAGATCATGACGATCGCGAGCACACGGTCTCTCGTTGCCGATCTGGGCGAGAGTACCGATCGATTGCTCCGGTCGGGCCGGTTGCGCGCGGTCTTTCCGCATCTCAGGCCAGGCCCAAAGCCTGGCGCATTGGATCTGCCCGAGGGAGGCCGGCGCATGCCGGTGCTGGCGCAGGCCAGCCAGATCGGGCGTGGGGCCGACATCATCATCATCGACGACCCGACGCCGCCTGCGATCGCGAAAGATGACGCGGCACGGCAAGAAGCAAACCAGTGGTTCGACGAGGAAGTCATCCAACGCCTGAACGACAAGGCCACGGGTGTCGTGATCCTGGTCATGCAGCGCCTGCATCCCGACGATCTGACAGGTCACCTGCTGGCCGGATCCGGCGACTGGGAGCATTTGTCGCTGCCGGCCATTGCGCTACAGGATGAACGCTGGACACTGTCGAATGGACGCGTCTTTGAGCGCCTGAAGGGCGAGGCGCTTGCGCCAGAAACCGAGAGCCGGGATCAGTTGCGGGAACGGCTCCAACAGGGCGGCGCCGGGATCTTTACCGGGCAGTATCTGCAGGACCCAAGGGTTTATGAGTCCGCGAATGAATGCCGCGGCGGCGCATTCTTCGTCGACTCCGGCCGCGGATATCCAAACCTCGTTTTCATCGATGTCCCTGAGGCGAATTACCTGCAGCGTGAGATCTTCGGCGATGACAATGTTTTCACGCCGGAAAGACAACGCCCGCTGACGCCTGCGGAAAGGGAGGCGTTCGAAAAAGATCAAATGAATGCGATCCGCGAAATGGAAGCGTGGTTTCAGCGCGAGTTCATCGACAATCCATCGCCCGATGGTCCGCGTACGTTGCCACCCGGTGTGCTGCCGGCAGAGGCTTTGAACAACAAGAATGACGCCTGATCGCGGCACAATGGTCATCTTCGATTGCCGCAAGACTCAATGCCAGTGGTCGGGCTTTGGGATGTCATTTTGGACTGGACTACCGCCCCGAAGAGAGCGGTAGTGACAGCATGCCCGGAAGCCCCGCCGGGCTCTCCTCGGTACCAGGGCCGACACGATGTCGGCCCGCAAATCGAGGAGACCCGACATGGCAAAAGCCAGACAAACCAAGACCGACAAAGTCCGCAAGATGCTCGCGCGTCCGCAGGGCGCAAGCCTTGAGAAGATCTGCGCGGCCACCGGCTGGCAGCCGCATTCTGCCCGGGCGGCGCTCAGCGGGTTGCGCAAGGCGGGCCACACGATCGAAAGAACCGATCCGGACGGACAGCAAGGCACGTCTGTCTATCGCATCATTTCCGCATCCGGGACCGCATCATGACAGTCGCGGAGATCGAGGCCATGGACCGGGCGGCGCTTGTCGCCGCCTGGTCCGAGGTGATCCGAACCCCTGTTCCCAAGGGTCTGAGCAAAACCCTGATGCGGCGGTTTCTCGCCATTGAAATCCAGTCGCGACGATCGGGCGGTCTGTCACGGAAGGTGCAGGCTGCGTTGCGTCAACCCGGTGAACGGGCACCGCGAGCCCAAAGCACCGGCCTGCAACCGGGCGGGCGCCTGCTGCGCGAATGGAACGGGGTGACGCATGTCGTGGACGTGACGGACGACGGGTTCGTGTGGCGGGACACGCGATACCGGTCCCTCTCCAGAATTGCCCGCGAGATCACCGGGGCGCATTGGTCCGGGCCCAGGTTCTTTGGCCTGACGGGGGCGCCCAAGTCATGAGCAAGGCAAAGATCCGCTGCGCCATCTACACGCGCAAATCCTCGGATGAAGGCCTGGATCAGGATTTCAACTCACTCGACGCGCAACACGAGGCATGCGCCGCCTATATCGCCAGCCAGAAACATGAAGGCTGGAAGATGCTGGCAGCGCGATATGACGACGGCGGGATTTCCGGCGGCACCCTCGAGCGTCCCGCCCTGCAGCGGCTGATGGCAGATATCGATGCCGGACGCATCGACATGGTCGTTGTCTATAAGATCGACCGGCTGACGCGGTCGCTGGCTGATTTTGCGAAACTGGTCGAGCGCCTCGAGAACGCGAATTGTTCCTTTGTCTCCGTCACGCAGGCCTTCAATACATCCTCGTCGATGGGGCGGCTGACCCTGAACGTGCTGCTGTCCTTCGCGCAATTCGAACGCGAAGTCACGGCCGAGCGGATCCGCGACAAGATTGCGGCCTCAAAAAAGAAAGGGTTCTGGATGGGTGGCATACCCCCACTGGGATATGATCCGCACCCTGACAAGGCGCGACGTGAACTCGTCATCAATGACGGCGAGGCAGAGGTCGTCCGGCGAGTTTTCCAGCTCTATGAAAGTCGCCGTTGCCTTAACGCCGTTGTGCGCGCTGCCGATCAGCAAGGATTAAAGTCAAAACAACACGTCTTTGCATCTGGGAGGGCCCAGGGCGGCGGCCCCTTCAGCCGCGGACAGATTTATCATCTGCTGACGAACCCTGTGTATCTCGGCTTGATCAGGCACAAGACCGAAACCTTTGAAGGCCTGCACCCCGCGATCATCGATCAGACCCTCTGGGACCGCGTTCAGCGGCATCTCCAGTCCACCAGCGCACGCCGGCGCGGCGCCTCCGTCGGGCAGTCAATTGCATCCGAGGCACCGCTGAAGGGAAAAGTACGGGATGAGACCGGCGATATCCTGACGCCATCCCACACGATGCGGCGCGGCAAGCGGCAGCGCTACTACGTGTCCAACCGCCTGATCTCCGGAGGGCCTGATCCCAGCGGATGGCGGCTGCCGGCGCGACCCTTCGAGGCAGCCGTTGGGCAGGCCGTCACAGATCACCTCAGAAATCACGCTCGGCGCCACGCGATCTTGCGCGACGGGGACGCCGCGACATCGGCCGCTGCGACACAGGCTGCACACCGCCTGGCAATTGATCTGGAAACCAGCAGTTCTCAGAAAGCTGCTGCTCTGGTCCGCGCCGTGACCCTTAAA